ATCAGCTGCTAACGAAGGTGTGGCGACTTCCCAAGTAGAGGTAAGTGTATTATACTTGGAAATGTAAATGCCCACACCCAGGATGTACAACCCAGCCAATGCTGGATTATAAAAGGATACACATCCGTACACCTCATCGACCTGACATTCACCAATCGACGGCGGGGCATTACTAGCCGTCGCCGCCGCTGGTATGATAACCAGAACGAACCCAACACAGGAACCAACTGCGGTATTAATACCAGCAGCTCCCCAACTTACCAGGGGATTAAGGGCTCCTGCACCGTTGATGTACCCACCACCAACGACCCAGTCCGATCGTGATCGGACATCATACTTCTGGCTACCTCCTCTTCGTCCTCCTCCTGCTCTCCGAAACGCCCTTGCGCGTTGTCGTACCATAAAAACCTCCCAAAGAAGTAAACATCGCTCGCTTATCCCCACCAGTCACGCGATGGTTAATGACTGGCAGTTGTCGGGTAACGGTGGCACTTGAATCACCCAAACTTATGGGTAAACGCTCAGTTTGTAGATCCCGAACGCGACCTGGGTGGACAAGCTGCAAAGCAGCCTCACTCCAAGGGTCCCCATAAGTGCGATATGAGTAATCAAGTATACCTGTCGTGTGCGTACGAAAGGGACTGCCCAAAATCTTCTGACCCCGCACATGAGCATCCCATTGCAATTCCTGCGATTGACCACGTCGACCAACCTGGTATGCCCGCTCAGGGACAGCCCAAGGTGTATCAACGCTAAAGCCAAACGCTATCGGAATTTCGCCATTTAAAGGCGCTGTAATCAACGTCTCTAAACTCGTTATCGCCCCGAAGGTGAGTAACGATGCGGCACCAGTGGCGAATCGACTCGCAAAGCCTAGTGAAAAGAAACCGTCATCGCCGATCAAGACGGCTTGCTCGAACTGCGGATCCATAACAGACCTGCTTGACCCCGAAACGTGACGCCCTAGGCACACTGGTCAGGTCGCCAACCGCTTAAGGTCCTTAGGGACCCCCATGGATACTGAAACTGAAACATCAGTATCACGTGGGAAGGGGATCACACATTCAACAACAATCTTTACCGGACCAACCGGTGGAATTGCCTGCTGTTGGAAAAATTGCCTTACGGATGACGCTACCGCGTCCAAAACCGCCGACCGCAAAGTGGAATTTAACATATGACCCGCCTTAAAGGAACTAGGACACGCGAAGGATAGTGAGCATCTGCTGAAAGACTTTGGTGGTCAAAAGACCATCAACAGCAACTTTGCCCCACTCGTACTTTCCGCACAAGGCAGCACGAACAGCGTCAAGAACCGAACGACGGTTCTCTAAAATCGCAACGATTGCGCTCTCCATGCATGCATCCTTCTCCAACAACCATTTACACGCCAAGTTGAATGATGGGTGAGTTGACGCGTTTTCTAGCTGCTGGAGCCAACGATAGGAATCGAACGATTTATCCCACCTGCGGTTTACGTCCTCATATGACATCATACCATTAAGGACACGCATAAGGGGTCGAACCCCAACGTAGGTCCCGTTAACA